ATTGCCATGAAATATTTCCTTATTTATTAATAATTCCCACAACATAATTATCAAGAATAACATTTATTTTCTCATTATTTACAGTAATTTCTTCGATCATTGATTTGTCTATAATTACAGACGCACCGTATGCTATCTGATCTTTAAACCGAACATCCGAAGCGCAACTCACCACTTCTGCTATGCTATATCGCTCCTCTGTCGGCTTGAAATCATCCGGAAGAACTATTCCACTAGTTGTTTGAGCTACCGGTGGAAGCGGCAAAGTAACTTCAATATATCTATTAACTGGTTTAAACACATTTCACCTCAAATCGTACACGACTCCCCATCACAAAACTTTGTGCCTGAGCCACCTTGCTGCGCATCAAATCTTTGAATGGGGGTTATACTATTAACTAGTTTTTCATAAGTTTCTTTACTGATTGGCTCATATGGAGCCTGGACATAGCCAGTTTCCTCGTAGCGCAAAAATGAAACCGCCTTCAGTCTTGTCTCGTACATTTCTAGCGCGTCCTTGATTTGATGTGCCTCTTCAGGCTTGAAAGTAACAGTAATTGAAACTGAATTGTCTGCCCAATAATATTGATATTGGGCGGCGATTTCAAGTTGCTCCCACATAGAAACCGAGCGCTTGCTTTTATTGAAGTAGGGTTCGTGAACCGGAAACTCAACACAAATAGTGTTTGGAGAATATTCATCATCTTCCATATTATAGCCCGCTTCCGCTAAAGTTTTAAGTAAATCTGAATTTTTTGAAAACCTTATCCGTCTAATGTAATACTCGTCTTCTGGAAAGTGGATGCCTGGGGTGGATCCATTAAGCAAAGACACAGTGCCAGATGGTTTAATTGATGTGGTGCGGATAGACTTGGGAATACACAACCAATTTGAATATTCTTGATCTAGTTGTCCAATATAGCTATAGGCTTCATTACACCACCGTAACATTTCTCGGCGACCATGCTTGTTGAATGCTTGAACAACGCCCGACTGTGATAAGCCAATGCGACGATTCTTAAGCATCTTTGCGTTCGTTTCGGGCCAATGTGTGTTAGAAAGCGTGATGGTTTTTCCATAAAGATAGGCGATCTTGAGGGTTCTTAGATAATCCTCATAGGTATCATGCTTTGCTGGAAATGTTTCTACCAGACAGCACAGTTCTGCGTCTTCTAGCTGCTGTTCTACACAAGGATTAAACCCGGCGACATTCACATCATCCAGACGTTCGCCGTCTTTAAACCGCCCGCGCGTGCGGGCGTTGTTTAACCAAATGTATCCAGGCTCTCCGTTCTTTTGTGATTGTTCCGCGTGCCAAGTATAATCCATCCCAACAACTGCATTGAAAGAGTTATTAGAACCCCACCGATGATGGTAGAGTTTCTCTTGATCGTTTTTCATCTCAAGATAGTGCTTATCATCATAGGCGCCCATAGCTAGCGCAGCAGAACGACGAACATTGCCGGCAACTACACAGCGACCAATGAGATTTTCAGTATCTACAATGTCGACAGACGTAATGGGTTCACCAACTTTAGCGGAGTACATTTCAATGAGATTGTCGTGAAGCTCCTTCAAAGGGCCGGAGCCCGAGGATGTACCGCCAAAACCACGAATAGGGGCACCTTCAGGACGAATAGCAGAATAATCAAACTTAGGAACCTTGGCACCAAAGAAAAAGCCATCCAATAAAGAATGAACCGAATCTACCCAGCCCTCGCGAGAGTCATCAATTACAAGCGTATCATTGGTAAATTGTGGCTCCCTAATTGTAACCGTATTTTCGCCCTCGGTATCAAAACCAACGCCAATACCGACCATAAGAGCATCCATCATCCATGCAAAAAGATAGCCGCCCTTTGTTGCGAGATCTCGCGTCGAGCGAAATGCGCAATTAAATAAGCCGGCGGCGGTGCGCTCTTCTACAAACTTTGTACCCATCATCCACAAGCCTCTACCGGGAGGAGTCCACTTAAGGTAGAATAAGCGATCATAGGCTTCTTTTGCGGTACTCTGAGCTTTGCTATCGATCCACTCTAATCCTAGGTGAAAAACATGCTGCTTTTGCATATTGAACATGCCCTCGATCACGCGGCGACATGTTTGCCACCATTCTTCTGAGCCTGTTGCATCAGGATCGAATTCGTTCAAACGCCTAGCATATGTACGTTTGAAAGTTACATACCCCAAGGGGCCCCATGGTACCTCCGCGCCCTTATATGGTTCAATAAATGTATCCGATAATCTAAAGCGACGAATATTTTCAAGTGTTCTCATCTACGTTTTCCCCTTAATTTAGTGTATTTTGCTGAGAGTAGTTGCTGCTGAGCCTTTGGATCCAACACTACTGGATTAGATGCCACTTGGCTATTTGACGCCTGCAGGTTGTTAGCGGGCGCGCTGGGTAAGATCTTAATGTTAACGTTCGACGTGTCCATAAAAATAGGAAACACCATTCCATCTGGACCATTCCTGTTCTTTGCAATAAAAATCTTGCCTTGATTGTTTTGTTTGTCCTCGATCGTGCGAGAGACGGAAAAGATGAAATCAGCTACGAAACACTTATTGAATGCTTCGGAAATCTGTTCCATCGTAATAACCTCCGCGCTCAATCCTGAGCGATTTGTCTGCGAGGCTGTCCAAATTGGACACTGGAATTCTGTTGATAAGGCTCGCAGCTCTTCATAAATAGATTCCAATTCAGTGCGCTTCTCTTTTCTCACTGTAACTGGCTTTAATAAATCTGCATAATCAACGATGATCATCCCAGGCTTAATGCCTCGCTTTACAAGGCGCGATAGATGTGCTCGGATTGTATTGGTAGATGCAGATTTTGTAGGATATTCCTTAATAATCAGCGATCCATCAAGTTCCTTAATCTCTTCATAGATCTCTTGTTTGAAATTCTTGATGTCAGAAAGAGGATAGCCCGTGAGGCAGCTGTCATAACGACTGGCGATCACGGTGTCTTGAAGCTCTAAGGTATATTGAACCACAGTCTTGCCTTCTTTAAGCGCATTCGCGCCAAGATGAACGAGCGCCATACTTTTACCTGCGCCCGTGGGAGCTATCACAACTCCAAGTTCGCTCTTTCCCAAGCCGCCCCCAACGATTGCATCAATATCTTTCCAGCCGGTAGAAACAGGATTCCTATGTTTGGGTGCAAAGCGCACTTCAAAATCAGCCATATAATCATAGCCAAAATTGTTTTCGGAACCAAGTTTAAGTGCCTCATTAATGACACTGGAAATCTCGTCAAAGGAACAGCTTTGAAGAAGTCCAACCGACTTCATCATTGCTTCTTTAAGGTTTTGCTTTCGACAAAAGTCAAGAGAGGTTTCCTTAATGTATTCTGTATCGTGTAGTTCTCGGGTATGAATTCTCCCATAATAATCACGAACTTGTTTTTGAATAACTTCGTCTTCATTCTCAAGTTCCGTGCGAAGAATGGCGATCATCGCTTCAACTGATGGATGCTTCCCATACTTTGTGCGGTAGGTCATAACCTTTTGCAGAAAAACCCGTAAGTATTCTAACTCTAAAAAGTTGATATTCAATACTTCTGTGATCTGATCGGCGAACGCTCGATCCTCAAAGATTAACTGAACAAGCCCTTCTTGGAAGGCTTTTCCATACCTTCCGAAGTTTGCTTTTTCTGCTATCATTTATGCCCTCTACTTGTCTTTATAATTATAGCCAATCCTTCTCGAATGTCAAGATAAGATCAAACTTTATTTTGTTGTGCTGTCAACACACTCGTAATTGATCTTGTTTAACTGTGTCTTAAGATCTTCCCAATTTAATTCACCAAATCCATCTTCACGCATCATGCGAATTAGCTCAGTTCTGTTAAATTCGCACTCAAAGTTTTCTATACTTTCCTTTGTGAACATTTTTGCCTGAAAAGACATTTGAGGAGCATAAAGCTGCATCATTTTATAGTTATGCTCTACTAACCCTTTGTTTTCTATCACGCTATCATAAAACTTCACTCTCGATCCTTCTGTGTTCTTCTTGCAATAGTCGATCACGTCAGGAATATTATAGGATTTGCTCTCGCACAAAAACGGCAGGCGCTTCTGAATCGTCTTTAAGCCCGCGCCCTTGATGCCGGGGAGATTGTCAGAAGTGTCGCCGGCCATTGCGCGAGCGAGCGCCATATTTGTTGGATGAACACCTGTTATCTCCACAATGCGATTTGTGTTCAGCATTTCATTGACAGTGGGACGCCAA